GACTTATATCTGGTGGGCTAAGTAACCCCCTAAACAACAGAGCAATTCATGGTGGACTCCGTATGAAAGGATTCTAAATAAGGCAACCACTATCCTTATAAAGCTATTCAATTGTAGTTTTTAGACACTACGGGACCCTGCTTGACGCTGCAGGTGCGGTCAACTTCATTTCGTTAAGTATCCCAATACGCCTATTTGCCATCTTAGGTGATGTTGTATAATGTTAAGCAATTTTCCTTCGAAAACAAGTCTTACAAACTATACTGATGATTCGGTCCATTGCCCAAAGAGACATCCATAGGAGGAACACTCAAAAAGACTGAAAAATTTGTATCATCAGCTCCTGACCGATATAGATTGTGGAAATGTTTATTAAAGGATGCCCCTGTTATCACGGCGTCGCGGGGTGGACTAAAATGTACGTATTGCTGAGTCATAGATTCTGTACGAGGACGTTCTAAAGATATGGCTCCGTCGGCATAACAGATACAATCGCCTACAGCTCTAGCCATAGACAAGGTATACTGAGGTATCTCAATTTCCAATGTGCAATTGTTATTTGTATATTGCTGTAATACCGAGTGTACTGTATCAGGTACAAAAGCACCAGAATAATTAATTGATGTAAGTAGCGTAGTAACGGCAGGAACATCTAAATGATTCCGAGAGTACGTCGTCACTTTTGATGTTCCAGACGAATAATTCGTCAGTTCCATTGACATAACATCTTTTAGTCTCACTCCTCCAGACCACATTCCATAACACAATGCCCATCTTCCCAACACGTCAGACACTCTATAGACTGTAGCAGGAACCCTGGTGGGTTCAGCGACAAATAGAACATCTGGTTGAGCTATCAAGATGGGGAGATTTAGATCATATGTATCCCCACTATTGTTCATCGTGTAATATCGCTTCACATAGGCTCTAACCGAGGAAACTTTATCACCAATAGAAGTGGAAGAAAACATCACTGGATCTCCTGTAATTTTGGAATTTCCGATCGTAAACGATACGGAACGGGCAGAGGTAATGCCACTCTGACGGGTTAAAACTTTGATTGGAGTCATGGGGTAGGTACTTGGCATAGCTAATTCAAAGTCCGAACCAGCACACACTTCCGCTAAAATAGTAATAGTGGAGGCTACGGCTGATGGAGCTACCAAAGGATCCACAACTCTAATAGTCAACTTGCCGATGATTTCGGAAAGATGAACAAAAGGTGTGGTGGATATATATGGTATTTGAATAGTAACTTCGTCTATTTCGCGAATGTCTACAATTTGTCTGTCAACATAAGCAGGATTGGTAGCTCCCGCATAAGCGGGATCGTTCGTAGGAGAAAATTCAAATGATAGACGACCAGAATGAAATTCTGTCTTAACCAATTTAAATTTGAAGACCATAGAACCTCTCCAAGCATTAAAATGCTTAGCTAGAAAAGCTACTGGAGGAAAGTTATAATATCCTGTTGCGAAGTAGTATTGGTCAGGTGTTACTGAGTAAGTAGCTAGCACTGTATCTGCTGATGTCGCTGCGGCCCAGCTAAATGTATTAAACCAGGCTGGAATCTGTGCTATATAAGAAAAATCCATTTCATCCACTGCTGTCCCTGAGGACCCCGTCAACGGCATAGTAGCCGGATTGGACAAGAATGAAAGAGATCTAACTGCAGAATCTCCATCGACATTTGAATGACCATTGTTATTAAGAATCGTAACCTTGCTTAATGCGTCTCCTTGTGAAGGTTTGGAATAACCAAAAATAGATGCTGTCTGAGCAACTCTATCACTGATCCATGAAGCTCCTAAAGCGTAACCGCCTATTAAAGGAACGCCAGATAGTTCGTCAAACGCTTTGGCGAATCGTCTAGCTACTCCGGATACAGGTCCTGAATATTTCGAGGCTTCTTTCTTTGATAAATCCCCACCTAAACCGGATTGAGGTTCTACTACACCGAACAATTTAACATTTTCCAAACTCACATATATGGTGTATGGCACCACTGTGCTCCCTGAGGGCGCTACTAAAGGTGAATAAGGGCATAGAGATAAAACTCCTAGAATTCGGTCATAGGTTCCGGCTACAATCTTCTGAATAGGGAAGAAAGTGTCAACACTAGCGTATGGTATAACCAGTTCGGCTGATGTTCCGGAATTAATGTCGAATTCCACATGTTTCAAAGTTGTTCGTTGTACTAAGGTGTGTTGCATTTCGTAAATTCGTAACAATGTTCTAGCATTAGTGGGCTCCGAAAAAGCACCACACATAGGCATCCATACTAACATATATCTGCC